TAGTGTGTATGCTCCATCAAAATTTATGTCAGACAAAGCTACTGAGCAAGAGTCTGATGCGCGACTGACACTGGCACTGCCAGAAGTAATATAACTGGACATGCTTTGCTGCTCTGTCTGTAATCCGTAAATCAAGATTCCAGAATAACCATCACCGGCATTATTGGAGTTGGGCCAAGTGGTGCCGTCAACTAGCTGTATGTACGGTAGTAATAGTGTAGACGCACTCATCGTCATCGTGACACTGCATCGGTACCAACCGTTGCCACAACTCTGGATGCTACCTCCTCCAGAAACCACGGTGCCATTTTGCAAATCAAAAATTGTGGAACCACCATCGGCTGGGTTGTAACCGTCTGTCATTCGCAAATTTCTTCCGGCGTATTTCGCAAATACTGAGTGTGTAGATTTGTCGGCTCCAACCGAATAGCCGCTGGTTATTGCGGCAGTAGGTAACATAAAGTGTATTGTTGTTGTGTCAGTATTCTCTGCTATCAGTGAGGCTGAAAGTTGCCCGTCCGGTCCAATCGCTGCACTGGGTGTTACAGTGACCCGCTGCTTGTTCCAACTTGCTGCCGTGTAGTCATTGCTGTTCAGAGCAAGATTAGATTTTTGGGCTTCGATGAGCAAACCCTCTGACTGACCATCAGCAGCGTATTCAAAGCGTGGCTCATCGGCAGCGGCTGTTTTTAAAAGTGGCGAATACGAGCGGTGTATGCTCCCAGAAGTCGAATTAAAAACTTTTTGGTTCGTCGAACTAAAGTTTGCGCCCCACGCATAAATTGAACTCGTTGATGTTGAGTCCTCGTATCGAGCAGCAGTGTTGCTGTCCACCATTACTACGTAGAAGTTTGTAGCCCAGCCAGCAAGTGCCGTTGAACTTATTGTCAACTTATACCAATCACCGAGCTTCTCAATAGTTGCATCATCGTTTCCTCCGTTGCCTTTAGTGCCACTGCCACTTAAGTGATAATTTTGATAGACGGACGGAGCGCCGCCAAACATGAGCTGTACGTATTCGTGGCCGTTGGGTTTGACATAGGCAACGCCAGTGTGGCTGCCAGTAGGAGCTGTTGTAATTCCGTGATAAATCGCTTTTTTGTTTGTGCCAGTCAGTCCGGTGAGTTGAGCGGCTGTAGTCGTGCCGTCTGGGGCTGTGGTGGCGTTGCTTGTATTTGTTGTGTAGCTTGTGGAACCCTCGCTCCAGCTACCCAAATCTGCGCTTTGGCTTATTAGGTTTTCTGAGTTGAGGCTTTTCTCTGAGGACATATACGTCCCGCCAGAACTTCTTGAATATGATAACCGGCTATCGAGCTTGCCAGAATTCGCAAAGTCGAGGTTGAGCGTTGCTCTTTGTGTGGGATAGGAATTTGAAATCGACATAACTTTTAAGAGACAATTTTAAGTGTGCCACCATCGTTCCAGACGCTACCGCTTTCGGACGGTGCAGAGGTTGGAAGGTCTGTGAGCTTTAGCGTTGAAAGTGATGTTCCCTTCGAGCTTTGAAATGCGAGGTCGCCAAGCATTCCGTTCAAACTCACTTCGTTTGCACCAGAACCAATATCCGGCACCTCAAGATTTAACTTTGCGGTGTCCTTGCTGGCAACGTCATCAAGGTTATTCGCGGCCAGCAAATCCCCAAGGCCGCCTTGCGATGTTATGCCGAGCGTTGTGCGTATGTTTGACTTGTCCGCGTCGGTCACGGGGTCATTGTCGAGGTGTCTTAGTATTCTGCCTTTGAGTTTATAAGCAGTACCGTCGGACTTGAAGGCCGTAAATGTTTCTGTTCCCATCTGTCTGTATCTCCAAATTTAAATTTTCATTAACTAGAGCGTTCTAATAAATGGGCGATTTGTAAACTTAACGCATCATTGCCAGCGGGCCGGACGATCATCGGCCGACGGTTGTATAACGCGCCTGTTTGCAGCGCTTGACGCCTTTGTTATTGTGCCGCCGCTGCCTTGGCTTTGTAGCGTCCCGCTCGACTGTCGAGGTTGTAAACTTTCAACCGCCTTTTGCAAATCGTTGATCGCTTGCAAAATGTCCTTAACGCTGAACTTGGCTAATCGTCGAAACCTCATAAATAATTGGGATAAATCTCGGTCGGCAATTCGTCGGTTCCAATGCTTAAAAACTCTGTCGCGATCTCAAATTTGCCGGTGTTTAGTTCGGTTATCGAGGGCGCTTGTTTCAACCATTTTTCATTTCCAAAGGTGTTGAATACATCCCCGATAATGCTCGATTGAGTGACAGACGCCGGCCCGCTTGCGATCATGTCGATTACTCGCGGCGTTGACCATTGATGTTCGGTCTTGAAGTGATCAACCGTTAAATTTGTGTTTGGCGGTACGATCTTGACGTTGCGCAAGGTGTATTTGGTAACGTCGTATGTTGTGTGTCCTCGAACTAGTAAACCGGCAAGTTCCTTAGCAAGGTCTTCGTTTGCTTCCGTTATGTTTGTATTAGCGCCGGATGGATCCGTTTCAATATAATCTGTAAGATCAAAAACAAGATTTTTGTTGGATGTTTGCGCGGATATTCCAGTTGCGACTTTGCTTTTGTATTCCTCAACGGCAGCAATAATTCGTTGCAAATAACCTTTTTCGTTTGTTATCTCCGCAAGGCCCGCATATTTCGGATGTTCCTCAATGTTTTTCTGGATAGAGTAGGGCGCAAAGGTCCAAGTGTTACTTTGCTCGGTATTAATGTCCGGCTGTGAATTGTCTGTATTGCTAAAGGTTACGCGCAATTGCCCAATGTTTTTGTCTCTGTCGGCTTGTATGTCGCTCGCGTAATCAACATAAAGAGAATTTGTTTTAGCCGCGTCAATGAGGGACCATTCCCCGTTATAAGTGTAAACACTCGACCAACCTCGTTCGCGTGTCCAATTACGCTCGATTGATTGTAACTGGATCCCCTTCGATCCTTTCCATAAAACGCTCATTATTGGTTAAGTGGCTTTGTATTTGTTTCTATTTGGTCTAAAGTGCGTTTTAATTCAAAATAGATCGGCGGAGGTGCGCCCGGACCTGCCGAAATAAATTTAGCGTCGGAGTTTCTGGCGTTTTTAATTATTCGAGCGGTTGCTGCCGTTGCAGTTGCTGCCTTGTTGCCGGCGGCAAACATTAAATCGGTTTTCTTATCGTCAAGACCGGACAATAAACCGACATCAGCGCCGGCAATGACTCCAAGATCTTTTGCTCTTTTCATCGTTTCTTCCATGCCCGCTTTGAAAACTGGCAACAACGCGACGCCGCTTTCCTCCATGATTTTTTGCAGGTCAGCAAGCGCTTCTTCTCGGTTAAAACCTTGTCCGACTTTGCTTCCTATTGCCTGAAACAACGCGGCCGGAGGTAACGACAATTCGTCGTCGGTAATACCAAACTTTGCGAACGTTTCCCTCATTCCCATATCGCGAAACTTAGTTGCGCCGGTTTTTGGGTCTACAACGGTTTCGTTTGCTCGCTGTTGTGTTTTGGATAGACCTTTAATTGCTGCAACAACTTGTTCGCCGGTTGCGCCGCTCTGGTTTGCTGCAAACTCCATTTGCTGAAACCGCTCCGGCGTTACACCAACCCGACTTGCGAAATCCCTAATCCTTGCCGCTTTTGGAAGACTTTTAATTGCAAGAGCAACGCCAGCGGCGACGCCCCCAACGATTGCACCGATCAAACTCGTTTTTATTGCCCCGCCAAGCCGGCCGGCCATTTTGCTCGAAAACTTTTCAGCTTCTCGATCCGCTTGCTGCAAGCCCGCTTTCCACTTGCTACCGTCAAGCGCGACCTTTCCTTTTAATTCAAATTTTGGCATTTAAGCTTTTCAAAAACTTGTTCGAGATTGTCGTCAACTACACGGATTCCGCCTTGGCTTTCGTTGTAAGCTAGAACAGCCCAAAGGATCTCGCCAAAGGGAGCCTCCTTTATTGTTTGCGGATTGTAATTGAGCTTGTGGATGCAAATGTTCCACACGGTCTGAAGGTAAGGCGTACCGATAGTCGTTCCGCTTCCTTCGCTCATCATTACTTGTGGTGTTGCGGTGTTTTCCTCAACGTATTTATTCCAAAGACGCAAAACGTGTTCGAACTTTGCTGGCTTTTTGTGAGTGTTGCAAAAAGCCCATCTTTTAACGGGAAACAACGTGTTGACGTCTTTGGTTAACCATCGAACCGACTTTTCATATGTTCGGCTTGCGATATTCAAGTAACGCCACAAATCAATAATCTTGTTTTGCCCTCCGTCCATAAACCGTTCAATCAGCAAGCAATGCCCGAAACGAAGCGGCCCGAGTTCAAAGCCCGCAATCGTCCAAGGCGCTGGTTCAACTGTTGAGATCCAGTTCATTAACTGGCGTCGTCGCTTATGTCGTTGGCATACATGGTGCAATTAAGCGACCATTCAGCGATCCCGCCGGCTGTGCGTGTTTTTTCGGCTGTATCAATAACCCATAACCCCTCGCCGTCGGTGTGGGATCCTGTCAAAGTGGCATTCGCATCATCACTTGCAACCTCTGCCCATTCGTCATAAGAGACGATCAGCTTGTCGCCGGCGTCAACATCGACTGCAAAGGCTGTTTCGGCGGCGGATTTTGTTGATGCCGTAACAAAGCAAGTCATCGTCAAAGTGCGCTTTTGATTAAAAAACACTTTGCCCGTAACCTCGCCGTTTCCGTCCATGACTTCCTGTGTGTCGGATCCTTTGGACATTCGCACATCTTGGAGAAAAACGCTGGTTTCGGCGCTGTTACCTGATTTGATCAACTTTGCTGATCCGCTGCCGATGCCAAAGACAATCGGACTTCCTTTTTGTATTACACTCATTTTTTTGGCGTTTGATTAAATGTCTTTTTCTGCAATTAACAAATTCAATGTGAAGACTTCGGCAACCATACCTTCTTGTTCGTCAAAGACTGTTTCGGATCCGGCTCGCGATAAAACCCCAATACACGAAAAGCCGGTCGCTTGGGCGTCAAGCTGGCTTGGTAAATCCTCGAAACGTAAAGCGTCTGCAACTCTTGAAACAGCCCCGTTAAATCGGCTTGTGCTATTTGGCTCCCCCTGTTCGTCGATCTGATCCTGAACGCTCACGGTTACGTCAACCGATGTGTTTCCGCTGTTTAATGGCATCTCGTCGCCCCCTTCACAACTCACAACCACACATGGAAACTCCTTTATATCGCCTCGAGTTCCGGCGTAAACTTCGCCCGAATACTCGCTTTTAATTAAACCAACCAATGCTTCTTCTGTTTTGCTTCGTGCGCTCATGCGTTAAATTTCTTTGCGTCTTGCTGCATTCGTTTTGCTGTAAAGGTCCGCATGTCAAGCGCGTCCTCTTGCATTGCTCGAGTTAATGCTTTCGCCCCTACCTTTGGAGCGCCGGCGACTTGATTTGCAATAATCGCCGTCGGGTTTAATCCGCTCCTTGCAGGTATTCCATATCCAAGCTTTGTTGCGTCGCCGTCGTCATTCAACCTTGGCGGGCGCTTTCTAAGTTTTGCGTGTGGTCGTAAAGCTTGAACAGCGGACAACCAACCGGCTTTGATATAACCAATCGATTTCTTTCGGTTCTTGATCACTTCGTTTGCCGCTGCCGTCAAAAATTTACCTTCGGGTATTTCCTTGCTTTTACGGCGGTTGACAACGATTACACGCAATCTTGCAAGGGATTGTTTGGGCGCTCTTTTGGACTTGGCTCGAAGTTCCGAGTTTATATCCCGTTTGCCCGCCGCTGGAGTGTGTTTGATACTTTTAAACGCAATGTTGACGGCTCGCTTGTTTACAATCTCCGCCAATGATCGACGACTTACTTTCATGTAAGCCTTAAGGGCCGCTTGAAATTCTCTGTCGTCAATTGTCACTTTAACGGCCATGGCGTTTATTTAAATTCAGTTGATAGTGTGCGTTGTTTTTTGTGATCTCTCCAACGCGGTATTTTACGCCCGAGGCTGTAACGTGTGCGCCCAAGATTGGAACAACTCCGGCGTCCATCCATTGCTTTCGTGAGGTTGTCAAAATCAATTCAAAACCTTCAACGAATCCGCCGTTTTCGATTTCCTTGCTATCGGTTCGGCTTGTTTCTGTCGCTCTGTATTTTGTCCCCGCATAATCAAAGACAATCCCAATTTCCGACTCAAGCATTGTCTGCTGTTCAAAGGCGATCCGGTCTTGCTCGCTTTGACGGGATAAAGTATCGGCAAGACTCAACGTTGTGTAGTCCGGCGATCCGCTTACCACTTCGCTTGTGTAAATATCGACGCGGCTTATCCCGTTACCATCCGGCAAATCAAGATTGATCGTTATCGCATCCTCAAAATCGCCGCTTGTGTTCGTCCTCTGCATTACATACGCGACCGTCTGATAATAAGCCTCGTCGGCAGTAACGCGAAACAATCGCCCGTTGTCCGCCCATGTATATCCCTCCGCAATAACCGACCATGATGTCGGAGTTGCAGCGGCGGCGGTTTCATACAAAAACCGATTGTTCGTTTTAGTTAGTTTATTTAAGGACATAACAAAAAACCCTGCCCCGCTGTGACAGGGCAGGGCGTCGAGCAGACGACTAAACTACTCGGACTTGCGGCGTTTTTTGGGCGCGGATTTGGCTGGTTGTGTGGAAAGCTTGCGCCGCTTCCAATATGGAGGTTTGCGGTATGTGTAAACATCGACGAATTTACCGTCGGGATTGTTTACCGCTTCCAGAAATGATTTTTTACACTCTTCAGGTGTGCCGATTTTAATCATTTCGACTTGGCCTGAACCTGTGATTCCAACCGTGAATGATGGTTTCTGTATCATTGTTTTACTCTTATGCTGATAAAATTCTTTTCAATGCTGCGGGATTGCCGATTTGGACTCCATACAATAGACCAAGACTTACTTTGTGTTCGCCATTATTTCGATCGTACCATTGGCGAAACTGGAGCGGAATGCCCGTTACACTTTCTACTGAATCGACCACGGTCAAACTAGGATGAACGGGAGTTGCTGGCGCTCTTGCCGCGATAATCAATGCGCTCGGATGGCAAACAAAGCCCGCGAGATTTTCGCTGTTTGTCGGTATCCCTGAATATTCATGAATCCCAAATCCATGGATTCGGTCTGCTTGATGGTCGCGAATAGCGCTTGAATTTCCGTATTTTGATGCGTCTTGGATCGCCACATCTTTTTGCAAACTCGCGTTATAAACTGGCGAAATTAGCGCGGATCTAAGCGCCTTGTTCACCCTCGAATTACTCAAGTCCGCACTTAGATCAGCCAAATCATCCGAATCGAAATTCGAAGAAGTGATCGTTGTTGATGCGCTGAAATTGCTATTTGTCACAAGCGCCAACAATGAATCGAGAACCGCTTGCGCAGTTGCTTCGATTGCCGGCTTAACAAAGGTTCGTTTCAAAAACTCAACGTCGCCGGCCTTGCTTGCTTCGGCATCCTTGAACCCATAAACAAAGCCTTTGAAATTACTTAACGTGCATTGCTTGCTAGTCGTCTGAACGTCCGTTGACGTATAACCGCTCGCTAGATTTTGAGCCGCGACACTTGAAGGCACACGCGTTGTAACGCTTTCGCCTCGATCAAGAATATCTTGCGAAAAGTTACGCGTGAACGCTGACAGGGGAACGAACTCGCGCCCCATAAAATCCAACGTTTGTTCCGCTATAGCAGCGAGAAAACTGCCTCCAAGTGTGTTGCTCATGAGTTTATTAAGCGGATTTAATGCGTTTCAATGCGCCGCCGGAACCAAGCGCGCCGGAGTTACCGATTGCCACTCCGTAAAGAACCCCGAGGGAAATCTTGTATTCACCATCGTTCGGCGAATACCAGTGGCGGAACTGGAGCGGCAACCCGATGTCTGTTGTCACGTTTTCCACAAGGAGGCCCGGATCGTTTGGCGTTGCCACTTGACGAGCGGCCATAATCAAAGCGCTCGGATGAAGAGCGATTGCGGATAGATTTTCGCTGTTCGTTGGTATGTCTGAATACTCATACAGATTAAAACCGTGAACTCTTCGAGCGGCGTGTTCGCGAATTGCTTCGGAGGATCCCAGACTTGAACTGTCTTGTATGATGGAATCCTTCTGAATGGATCCAAAAAATGACGGAGGCAAAATTAGCGATCTCTCATTTTTCGGAATTTTGTTCCCCGAAAAATCCGAGGCCAAATCAGCGACCTCGTCTGCGTCAAAATTTGCACTGGTAATTACTTCGCTAGAACCAAAGCTTGCGTTCGTCACTAAAGCCAAGAGGCTATCCATAATCTTGTTATGAACTGCCTCAAGAGCCGGAGCCATGAACACATTTTCAAGCCATTTTGAATCACCAGCTTTACTTACTTCGGCGTCTGAAAATCCATAGACAAATCCGTAATGGGTATTTAAGGAAACCGTTTTTGCTGTGCTTGTGACGTCAGTTGACGAGTATCCGCTAGATAAATCTTGAGCGGTGACACTTGAAGCGACGCGAGTGGTTACAGATTCACCTCTATCCTTAATGTCTTCGTTGAAATCTCGCGTAAATGCAGCGAGTGGATGGAACTCGTAACTTAAATAATCGAGTGTATCTTGCGCAATTTGCGCGAGGAACGTTCCGTTGAGCGTATTGGCCATGTGAGTTGCTTTCTAATTATCGAGTGGATCGGATGTGATCGTTGTAATAAGCGCGTTTCTCCTTGCCGCTTCGGATCGCCTGATAAGCTTCCCAATGCTGCTCGAGACTCATTGCGCTTTTTGCAACGGTTTCTTTTGCTTCCTCGACCGGCTCGCTCACTCCGACGTTCGCCAATACCTGTGCGGCTTGCTCACTTGCGGATTCCTGCTGTTCTTCGAGATTTTTGTTTGCCTCGTTCAGCAACTGGATTTTTCCATTCGCTTCATCGAGCGCGGTTTTGTGCTCCGCTTTCAAACTGGTTATCGCGGCTTCGTGTGCTTCGTCCGCTTGTGTGTTCTGCAATTCGAGTTCTTCAACGCGCTTGTTTGCAGATTCAATATCTGCGTTTAAACGAGTGATTTCTGAATTTGCCTGAATGAGGTTTAGAAAAGTTTTCATTCTAAACTAAGGGGCGCTTTGTAAATTTAAGACTCTCCAAGCAGTGTCAAAACTTCGGAAAGACTGTTCACAACGCCGCTTGCAAGGTTTGCTTCAACTGCCTCAAATCCTTCAAAAGTTTGTCCCTCCATATTTTCAAGAGGCACGTTTTGCTTGATGTTTACCTCCGCTTTGAATCGGTCATGCCATTTCTCAACGTTGGCTTGAAGTCGTTCTTCCGCTTCCTTGGAAAGTGGTTTGAATGGGGCGTAATCGAGCTTGTATTTCCCGCTAGAGATAGCGTTCATTTTTAGCCCGTTCATTTCCAAATATCGGGATTGATCAAGCAGGGCGATATAAACGCCAATCGATCCAACCGTGCTTGTTTCGCTTACCAATATGTGATCCGCTTGACTGGCTAACCAATAGGCCGCGCTCGCTGCCATGCCGTCTGTGAAAGCGGTAAGTGGCTTTTTCATGTCCCGCATTCGGCTTGTTAATTCTGGCAATCCCGTAATGGTTCCGCCGGCCGAATCAATGTGAAGCAAAACATGGTTGATCGTTGGATCCGCTTCCGCTTCCGTTAACATTTGTTCAATGTCCCCGTAATCGGTCATGCCGAAAACTTTGTCCATTGAATCGAGGTTTTTGCCCAATGCCCCGTGAACGGGAATGACTGCGACGGATCCGCGTTGAATAAACGTGTTTTGGCTTGGCTCTTGCGCTTGCGATAAATCGAAGTCGATTGCGCTTAAATAAAGCGTTTGCAGAAAATCAGGCAAAATCGCCCAAAGATCATGAGAAATGGAGTTAATCAGTTTGTGATTCGTCATTGTTAAAAACGGGATTTGGTGTGCGTTGTGAGAGAAGCGCGATTGCCGTATCCATTGTGACGCCGTGTTTTTGAGCCAGTCCGGCAGCTCGCTGTAATAAATCATCCGCCTCCTTTTCGACTTGCCCTCGAACCTCTTGCCAGTCTTGGCCGCGTTCGCCCGTATCCTCGGCAAGTGTTCGTGTTCCAAGTTTCAGCGCGTCGGCGTTTGCTTTTGAATCGCGACCGTTATCAACGGTTATTTTCTTCGGCGCTTGCCATCGGCATCGCCAGAAATACTCGCTCGGAGGTATGTCGCCGCGCTTTATGCCCGAGGCGATAACCCATGCGTAAACACGGTTTGAGAATTTGCGGATTGTCTCCTGCCGCTCTTCAAAACGTCGTTGCGCCTTTTCGAGGATGAAGCGGGAAGCGGTTCCTTGTTTGGCTGGATCAACTAGAAATTCGTAAGGAACTCCCAGACCAAGAGCGACGTCCCGAATTAAAAACTCGAGAAAACCTTGAAAGGTTGCGCTTGGCTTATTGGAGGCAAATGATTCTATGGATTCTCCCTGTTTCAACCTCGGAACCATGCCTGCGGTCCACGTATCCCAAGCGACTGTCCCCGTTTCACTTGCCCCGTAACCAGACTCGACCAAACTTTGACCGTCGTCGGCTGTTCCGCCGCCTGTAGTTATAGCGACGCCAATTGCGCTGGACATTTTAACCCCGACCTTTTCGTAATCGAGGATCTCCATTTGATCGCGTATGTGATCAGTCGCGTGTGCGAGCGCTGTGACGCCGCGCAATTGCTGAACGCGATCTGGATCCGAAACTAGAATGAAATTATTTGCGCTGACAGTGCGCGTGTCGTCGCCGTCTTTGAGATAATAAGCAACGGGCCGGCCGGCTTTGTTTACCTTCACACCATCATGCAAATCCTTGTGATCCG